CAGCAGTGCCAGTGGCACACAAAGGGATTTTGAGCATGTGCTGCTGGACCCAGCCATCCCTACCCACACAGAAGGGGATGGGAGGATCTAGCAACTATAGTACTATATAGTCATGTTAACTGGGATGATGAGGAGATAAAGAGAAAAGAAGCTGAATAAAGCTATAGAGGTTTTTTCTAGTCTCATCCCCATCTACCAGGCTGAATCCAGGGGGCGCGGTTTCGCGTTGTCCCTCTTGTAACTGGAAAGCTCTGAAAACGTAGAGCATGACTGGCTTGGTGTCGAATCAGTCCAGGGGTCACCAAAGCACCCCGCAGGGTGTGCTAGGATCAAGGAGTCATTCTCTAGATGCCATGCCTTCCTTCGACATTGCCGAGACCACCGTTCAGATCGACCACACCCACCACACGGTCAGCTTTTACACCACCAAGCGGTCGATCTTCCTGGGGCTGGTTCACCGGAACCCTCATTTCACCAAGGCATTGGAGCTCAACCCAGGCTACCAGGTGGACTACCCCTTGGACCAGGCCCGTGGGGTCGACAAGCTCCTTGTCCTCTCCGATGGATCGGCAAGGAATATCTTTCTAACCGACGAGGAGATAGCCAACCGTGCAGCCGCAGGGGAACGCTTAGCCGCAGTGAGAGCATCTACTGGGAAATAGCCAGTAAAGCGTGACCGGGAAGGCCTCTCCAAGGTCGATCGGGTACATTTCCCCATTCGACCTCTTTTGAGGACCTTCCTCAGTTCCGTCCACTGGCCTTCCGAGTCCGCTCCGACACATTGCCCCCCATCCTCGGCCGATCTCGAGCCTGTTCTTCCCGCTTCGCCCGATCCGCCAGCTTCTGCCTGGTGTCCCCCAGGACCAGCTCGTCAGCAAAGGCCACGCCGTCCTTTTCGGCCCGGGTTAGCATGGCCATGAAGGCCTCGTTCCTGATGTGCTTGGATTCCTCGAACTGGCTCACGTTGAGCCGATCGGTGAAGTAGGCGACCCCCATAGCCAGGGCGTCGACCCTGTCATCATGCTTGAGGGCACCCTTGTCCCGGCTAAGGCGGGTCAGCTGGTAGGCCAGGGTCTTCTGGAGGCGCTCCTCCAGGGGTAGGTCCTGGTTACTCTGGAGGTCGTACTCGACTACCCCACGGTCGACGACGAGCCTGTGCTGCGTGGTCACCGGCTCCAGGGCATCTAGGATCCGCTCCTCCTTCCTGACGAAGGCCCGGGTCTCCTCGAAGGTCATGGGGATCTGTAGCTCCCTCGCATGTTTTTGAAGGAGAGCGATGACTGTCCCGTCCCCGAAGTTGGACTCGACCAGGCACATCGTAGCCTTGTGCTGCAGGCCCAGCTTCAAGATGGCCGTCAGGGTCGCATCGGAGTAGCCCTCCCGGAAGCCTCTCAGGGCCCGTAGGTAGATGTTGCCAGCCACCTGGCTGAGGATCACCACGCCGGTCTCGTCCTTGCCGCGTCCACTCGGGTCGACAGCGATGATCGTATCGCCTGGCCAGTCTAGCCAGTCGTCACCAAGACGTGCCGGCCGGAACCAGTGGTCTCCGGGTAGGCTGATGGCCTCGAGATCCGAGATGCGGTTGGCTGGGTCCTGGGACCAGATCACCGTGCCAGGGCACTTGCGGGGATCCAGGCTGACCACCGGGATGTCACCGAGGCGCAGTGGATATCGGAGGAGGTCGGACATCGAGGTGTCCAGCTGGAATTGAAGCTGGAAGTTCGCCTTGCCCATGACGATCTCCCGCTCCCGCAGAAGGGCATCACTGAATCGGGTGTCGGTGGGCTGGCCGGCTACTGCAGCCAGAGTCGACTCCCTGATGTCGGTCTCGAGTTCCTCAGCCAGCCGCCCGTCGTAGCTGGAGATGGTCTCCTCAGTCGGATACCGGCTGGGCCACACGAGGGCCTTGTAGCCCCGGACCTCGAGCTTGGAGTATACGGTGAAGAGGCTCTGGGGTGTGCCGAGGTAGATGATGCGCGAGGAAGGCTTCGGCACCAGGATCGACTCGAACTCGGTCGTCAGCTGGAGCAGCTTCTCCCGTTGGATGTCGGTTGCTGAGTTGCCGGGGTTTTCGATGTCGTCGGGTACGATCAGGTCAGCCCTGGAGCCGGTCATGGCCGACGTGATACCAACACTCTTGACGCTTGGACTTTGGGAAGGTTCGGCTCCCCTTACATCAAAGGCAACCCGGCTCCACCGGTTGTCCTTGCCAGAGTTGTCGAGGTGTTGCAGGAATGGGAAGTCTACGATGCAGCGTTGGACGAATAGGCTGAAGTCGTCGGCCCGCTGCTTGGATGCGGAGACGACCAGGACCTTCTTGTTCACGTCGCAGTAGAGGGTCCAGATCACGAAGGCGGCCGTCACCCAGGACTTGCCGCAGCCTCGAAACATCTGGAGCTGGATCCTTGGTCCTCCATGCTGGAGATACCGGGCCATTGCTAGCTGTGCCCGGGTGGGCTCCGGTAGACCCAGGTGTCTCCATAGGATCCGTAAGAAGAAAGAAAAATCCGAGAGTAGCCGCGTCTGAAGCTGTTCTGGAGATAGAGCCATAGGAGTAAAAAAAAGGGCCCGAAGGCCCTGATGCTGGAAAAACGGAGGATCCGATGCGTTATTCGCCGGCTTTCTTGGTCGTGTACTTCTTGCCTTTCCACGAGAAGGTTTTCTTCCCGGCGGCACGGCTAGCCTTGAAGGCGCTGTTGAAGGAGCCCTTGTCCATGCCTCCTTGCGTCAGGCGCGAAGGGACACTGGGTCCTTGGCGCGGTTTGTAGTCGCCACGCTTGAGGGCTGACGTGAGGGTACCCGCGGCCGTGGGGCGAGCTTTGAGGGTCTCCGCTGCAACAGCTGCGGGGCCAAAGCTCTTGGCCGCTCCAGCCACCCTGGCCACGGCTGCCCCAGCTCTGCCAGCAGCAGTCGTGCGCAGCGTCCCACGCATACGCGCAGAGGCAGTGTTGCTAGCTGCCGTCCGAGTAACCGGACGAGCGTTGGCTGTGGCATTGGCAGTGCCGGGGGCGGTAGACCGCGCTCCTGCAGTTGTCACACGAGCCATGCTAGTGCGTTGGCGGTCTGCCCGCTCGAAGTTACCACTCCCGGTTACCTTGGCCGTCGACACCGACGCCCGGTTGGCCCGGTTGGATGGCTTGGAACCTGACACGGTCGCCTTGGACCGAGCAGCCCGCTTGGAGCGATCGGAGCTGGATGTAACCTTGGGCTTTTGTGGTGCCACGATTCAGCCCTCTGTCAAGGTAGCAACCGTGACGCTAAAGCCTGTACCCGCACCTATGGTTCCGGCCTGTGCGGTCAGAGTATCGCCCACTGCGTAGCCTTCACCGGTTCGAGTGGATACTAGGGTGCAGACGGTCACGATGCCGCCAGCCACGGTAATGTTGGCAGCTGCGCCACCACGGTAGCCTTCATTAGAAGACACCCTTCGTAGGGGAACGTTGGTGTAGGTTCCATTGGTGTAGCCGGTGCCACCCACCAGGGTGCCGATGGTGCCGATGGACGTCTGGGTGACGCTGCGGACACGGCCGGTGCGCTTGCCGTTTACCAGGGTGCTAGGAACCCGGTCAGCCAGGCGAACGGTGTTGATGGCATCCGTGGCGACGGCCACAGAAGCGTTGACGACAGCCACAGTAGCTGTGCCCTGGATGGTGCGGTTGAGGCGATGCTTGTCGAGCCGTGTCTTGCGGAAAGCAAAGCCGGTGGATACCTGGTTGGAGAAGGGGGTCTGAACTGTGGTACGGCTGGCGGCAGCCACAGTGGTGCTAGGAAAGGCACCGTAGGCGGATTCGCCTGCAGGAAGAGTAGACATGGGTTTAAGAGGAAATGAGAAAAGGAAAAAAATTACTAGGCAAACACCTGGTTACTGGGCGTGAGCGTAAAGGCGTAAGGCGAGGGTTTTGTAGTCGGGGGTTGGCATGGTGTTACTGGGTTATGGATTGCAGCGTGGAGTTGGGAAGGCGTTGGGGCCAGAAGCAAATACGCCTTAAGGTTCCACAAGCACCACTTCCTCCACCCTGAAAGGCGCCAATATTTAGCTGGCTTGCTGATGAACTTACTAATCCAGAAGTGTCAGATGCCGTTAGCGACCCATTTACTGCACCAATAAAGTCATTCGTTTTATATGTGTAAGCAGCCCTGCTGGTAGTCCCAATAATATGCGTTAGACCAGTGTTGTTTGCCTGAATAACACCACCCGTAATGTTGTAAAAATCGTGTACTAAGGTTGCGCCTAGTCCCATTTGGGGTTGGCGTTCGTTAAATGAATTGTTATTAGCGACCAGTAAAACTTGCCTTGCATCGTGGCTCACAAAGAAACTGCCCTCATCCTGCCGATACCACGAACTAAACGCACTGCCCGTGATGATGACCACATCTGCGGCGCGGGTGGCAGTGGCTCCGGCGGTGGCGATGTAGGAGGTCCGAAACGCTCCGGCCTCTAGCTGGGCATTAGTAACAGTGCCGCTCACTGTCAGCGCCAGGCTGCCTGCGGTTGGGGTAAACGTCAGGCTGACCCGGTTAGCCTCGCCAGTGCCGGTGCCAACCAGCGGGCCGGCAGTGCTGGCGCCTGTCAGCGTGATTGTGCCGGTGCCGGTGAAATGCAGCGTATGGGCGACAGCGGTAACAGTGGCGCTCTGAGTTGACAGGGTGCCGCTGTTCAGCAGTAAATTAGTCCTCGCCTCCTCCACCAACAGCCCCAGGCTCTCGCCGGTCGTGGGGTTGTGGTCGAACCTAGGCACATTAGTGGCTGCCGTCTGCAGCGTCCCAGCACTATCCGTAAACGTGCCAGAGCCGACGCGGGTGTGCGTGACCAACTGCTGCCCAGTGACCGCGTCGATCAGGCTCTTGTCGTCAGCAAAGCGCAGGTCCAGTGATGGCACTGCTCCAGCTTTGGCCCACAACGCTGGGTATCTTCGCCTTTCTCTCAAAAGGGTGTATCGTTTTTTGTCTCGTTTGATGTACCCCAAACGGTTAGGGTTTTGGATGACGACCGCAGTCATAGGGGTAGACTTTGCAGGATGGACGGGTGGAAGAAGGGCTGGCTCAGGAACCAGTCGAGGACGTCTCTCGAACCCTTGCTTCGGTTGCACGACACACAGGCGGCTACGAGGTTGGAGGCAACATCTTGCCCACCGTTAACCTTGGCCTTAACATGATCGAGCGTAAGATTGTCGGGAGACCCACAGTAGACACATCTGTGGTTGTAGTGAGCCTTAATGGATTCGCGCCACAGGCGTTTCGCTTCGGAGCTGGTCATGGCCTGGAGATCCTGGAGAAGGTGGTCCGGGGGTCAAACTTGGCATGAGGTGGTTTAGCGTTTCCGTTTGATAGGCTTGCGTACCGCGTTATCACCATGCCCATTCCTGGCTCGATTCTTTGCCGGCGACTCGAGGACCATCTTCCCGTCCGTACGGTGGCTAAGATCCTTTCCGCCTTTCCCAGCAATCCCTCGCCGCTTGCGCTCTGCCCAGCGTTCCTCAGAGGCTGCCTTTACAGCCGGTTTCTTGTTGAGGACTCGCTGGTAGGCTGCTTTCTTGGCTGCGGCTTTTGGGTTCTTAGCGTAATACTTTGCAGATTTACTTGCGGCCATAAAACTCCTCGATAAGGCTTCGAAGCTCGTTAAGCTCGTCTCGTAGTTTGTCCTCCAGGCGATGATCTCGCTCGGAGTTCTGCTGCTGCGACTCCTTCAGGGCGGTGGTGGTGGCCTGGAGGGTGGACACCTGAATGAGAAGTCCAACCGATGTAATGGCAAGCCACCCCATCACCGACGCAATGGCGGCAAGGATGGCGCCCCGGAGCTGCTCGTTCATTGGACCAGGCCTTCCACAAACTCCTGATCGGCCTCAGTCAGGCCTTCCATGAGGGAGTGCAGGGGGCTGCCCTGGGCAACGACCCCGGTGATGTTGTTTTTGGCCAGCCAGTCTACGGCTGTCCTGAGGTCTGCGGTGGAACAAGCAGCGCCCTTGTTGATTCGGTTGGTGAGCTCAGTGGTGAGGAGCCCATGAAGAACGTTAAAGTCCTTTTCGGTGGCCTTTGCCATGGTTCAGATTACGTCGAGGGTCTTGCGATAGAGTGCCTCCCGCTCACGGAGACCGTTGGAGCCGCCATTGACCACCAGGGTGACGTTCTTGACGGTGGATCCAGCGTCGCAGAGGGCAATGAGCTTGCCTACCTCCTTCCACCACCAGGCTGCCGAGGTCACTGGGTACGTCTCGGCAACGTACGGGCAGCCCAGTTGGAGGATTTTGGGGGCATTCAGGGCCTTGGCAAGGCGGGCGTAGTTGTCTCGACCCGTCACCTGGAGGTAGCCAGCCCCTTTGAACTTGACACCGTCCCCAGGTTGGACGTTTCCGAGGTCTGTACGTCCCTCA